GCATCACTTGCCTCAACAGTTAATTTAGGAGATGTCTTGTAGATATTTACATTACCACCAAATCTAGCTTCTCCGTTTACATCAAGCTTATAAGTCGGACTAGTAGTGCCAATACCGACGTTGCCTGATGGGCTTAGTAGTATATTATTTGCCTCTAATGTGAAGTTTTTCCAAGTTGCAGCATCCCAATCCCTAACACGAATTCTACCTTGTATATTGCTTGATGTTTGGTAATCAATAGCAATTGAAGCCCCTCCTGTAGGATTTGATTGATTTCCTGCTCTTGCGTTAAAAGTTTTTGTGATGTCTAATTGAGACACAGGACTCGTAGTGCCAATGCCTACGTTTGTGTTTTGAAAGTATGAGTTACCGGTTGTAGTGCCTCCTTCTACAGTGAATCTTTCTAATGATGCTCCAACCTCTGTCCTAGTAAAGAACCTATGGTGCCAATCCGAACTAGATATCTGGTAGTATGTCCAATCTGTTGCAGTTCCGTATAACTTATTCTGGATAGTTACGTCTCCTGCTACGACAAGCTTTCTAGCAGGTGTTGTAGTTCCAATGCCTACGTTGCCTGTTGATGGCTGAATATTTAAAGAAGACCCTTTTGTCATCCATCCAGAAACATCACTATAAACAGTAAAGTAATTGTCATCACCACTGCCAGTGCCATCATACTCCATTATTATATGTCTATCTGTTGGGTTCTCAGATAGAGAAATTCTTGCAATATTTGTTGAATCATTCCTAACTACAACATCACCATTAACTTCTAGCTTCTCGCTAGGACTGGTTGTGCCAATACCGACGTTGCCATTTCCTTTCATCGTAAGGATATCTCCGCCACCTAAGTCTGTACTAAACTTTAGTTTGTTCTCTCCTCCACCGCCAGAAAAATCTCCCCTTATTGAAAATTCGTCATAGTTGGTTGTCTCTGCGAACTGAATAAGTGTAACGTTATCAGCTACACCTACGTTTGATATTGTTACTGCACCAGTTAAATGTAATTTAGACTCCGGACTAGTAGTGCCAATACCGACGTTGCCTGCATTTGTTATAACAGCCTTTATGGAGTTGTTATATAGAAACCAAAGACCATTTCCGCCAACATTACCAATATCCCAAGCATCACTTCCAATAGTTAATGTTAGACCGGCATTACCACTTGCCCTGTATATGTTTAATAAGGCAGGAGAAGAGCCGAGACCTGAAGATGTAGGACTAGCCGTGCCAATACCAACACGGTTATTAGCATCATCAACAAATAATGTATTGGAGTCTACGTTTATACCGGACAGATAACGAATTGCCATATCTTCTTTATTTTACACAAAAATACGATAAATAGAAAGGGAGGTATCACAACCTCCCCCTCCTAATAATCTATGTTTAAGCACTACTCTTAGTACACCTTGCTAATCAAAACACGATAAGCAGCAGCACTGGGGGCAGCAGCAAAAGTTAACGTAACAACACTCGCAGAAGTACGCACCGTATCTACGTGAACCGTATCATACGTAGCGTTGTCATACACCTGCACGATAACGTCCCGGGTCCCAAGGCCGTGACTGATGGCATAAACGGTGTTAGTTCCATCGCCAACATTCGCATAGTATCCACTGTTGGCAGCGTAGTCAACAATAGCAGCCTTAACGCCAGCAGGGGTGACAGCACGTACAGTGTCCGTACCCGTGATAACCTCAGCGTTGGTAGCAAGCTCTACAATACCCTTATTAGCGTCTGTAGCGTCTTCTCCGCTGATTGTGATGGTAGAGCCTGAACCCGTAGTATTGATGCCTTCTCCGGCAGCAATCGTAATGTCACCGCTAGAGGGGCTAGCAGAACCGCTTTCCGTAGAGATTAAAAGAGCATCAAGAGCATCCTGTACGTTAATCTTCTTAACGACACCAGACTCCTGTACGAGCATTGAAGTTCCTTGACCAGCAAGACCTGTAGCGATGCTACCAATATGGAAGGGTTGGTCAATGGTAGAGAAATAGTCTCCCGTCTCATCCCATACGAAGCTTACGTTGGCAGACGTTCCACGCTCAACCTCAAAACCAGCATTCTGTGAAGGAGTGCCAGCCTCGTCAGCATTAAGCAAAATAACGCTGTCGCCAATCTCAACGGTGTTGGAATTCACGTAGGTAGTGGTGCCAGTAACCGTAAGGTTAGCGCCAATCGTTACAGTCGTACCGTCATCCGTGATGGAAGAGTTGGTGAGCTGGTTGTTACTATTATCCCATTTAAGAACGTAGTTGTTGCTGAGGTTCGTTCCGTTTTTAAGGGCGATGTCGTCAGCGTTAACAGTGATACCTTCCCCGGCACCTACGTTCAATGTGATGCTTGAGCCTAGGGCTACCGTACCGCCATTGACAAGACCAGCGCCGGCAGTAACCGTTACACTGCTGTTGGTCAGTGAGCTGTTGGGGATAGAGCCAAGCTGAAGGGTTGTTCCGCTGATATTGATACCAGAGGCGGTAGATGCCGTCAGCCATTCAGACTTACCTGCGCTATCGTCCCAGAATAAGATGCGGTCAGCGTTGGGGTCAACCAAGTCCTCCAAGCCCAAGTGGTTCAGCTCAATGGTATCAGCATTTACTTGGATACCTGTGCCCTGACCAATATTGAGGGTAATGACATCACCAGTGCCAGAGGTTGAGGCTGTTAGACCTGCACCACCAAGTACGTCTTGGATGTCTCCGGACATATCCACCCACGCAGCACCGTCATAGAAGTACATTCTATCATCAACGGTGTTGTAATAGATTTGACCTTGGGCTGGGGTTGATGGAGCCGTAGCAAGATTTTGAATGACAGCATTCTGAAGCTCCGTCTTGTTTAGGTTTACACCTGCGGTAGCTAAAATTTGTGATAGATACTTAATAGCCATCGTTTGTTAGTTAAAGTATGCCTTGCCGCTAAAGGCTCCAGCAAAGGTTAATGTTACTTGGTTGTCAGAGTTATATTCAACTTCACCCACAACAACGCTCTCAGCTGAGTCAACTACTACTACTGATGGGCGCTTATTTAGGTTATGCGTTACGACCCACGATGCCGAGGGTAAGGATTGCACATATACATAATGCTTGTCGGCAGAGCCGCCAAGACCAACGATAGAATACTTATCAAGTACCGTTACCGTCTGGGTCGGTTGCGTAACAGTTGATACACGCTGTGTATCAGGCAGAGTAATGGCTACATTCTGCTGCTGTCCATTGGTGATATCTACATTTAAGTCTGCCATTATACTGCTACGTCCTCGTTAATCTTGAAGATTCCATAAAACCAAGTTTGTACGCTTGAATCATCCACCTTGGTGGCCTCTAAGTCATACACATAAATACCTGAAGATACAGTAGCCATAAATGATGCGGAACTAGATGCCGTAACAAGCCCAGCCGATGTGCCAAGAATATTAAATCCAGTAGACGTATCTCCCGTCGTTCCAATTACTGCACCTCCGGGGGTCGTGTCTGTTTCTCGCACCTCCATCTTGAACGTGTATACAGATGGTGTTGTAACATCTAAAGCTGCTCCATCAGAATCCTTTATTGTGAACTCAAGAGTAAACGTATCACCCTTTCTGCAGGTGATATCAACCCTTTTTGAAATGTCTAGATTTACTGATGTAATAGCCATACTGCAAATTTATGAAAATTATCGGAACAAATTGTCTAAGTCCTCCGATTCATCTTGAATTTCTCCGCGCACACCCTGACGTTGAGAAATCAATTTACTCTGGTCCGCCGTCTGCTTTTTAATGCGGTCATCCTTTCGGTCTTCCTGCATATTATTTAGCTCTTTTTTCATATTTGCAGAAACCTGAGCTGCAGCCTTAGCGTTCTCCCCTTTGATGCTTTCTAGTTGCGCCTTTAGCTGGTATTCAAGTTGTATTTTTTGCATCTCCAGCTGCATTAGCTGAGATTCAACCTGAAGCCTAGACTGAGCCTTCACCTGTTCGATTTGAGAATCCGCTTGCATCTTAGCTTGAGCAGCGGAGGTCTGTGCGTCAATTTGATTCTGAATGTTTTGCTGAGCCTCCTGTTGGCGGCGCTTAATTCGTCTAGAGCGACGTACAATCAACAACCTTTCAGCCTGGTCAATGTCTCGCAATTTGCGAATTGCAATTGCATCCTCTAGGTCAATCTCGCCTTGGGCTAGAGATTGCTGAATGTTTTGCTCTAAATACATTTTATCGGTGTCGTCCATTTCTGTTTGAACAACAACACCAAAGTTGTACATAGGAAGCTTCTCAAACTCCTTAATCGTATTCATAGACTCCTTGCCTATTGCCTTTGTGTAGGTCTTATAAAGAACAGAGTCTTTAGGCAGTATTTGAACACATTTAATGATGTCCTCACAGACCTTTTTATAAAGGACCATAGAGGAGTGTGTGATGTCGTATATGGCGTTATTGGCGGCCGCTAAAGCCTGCTCCCGAACTCCAACAAGCGCCTCACCCTTCGGGGTTGAGCCATCCATAACCTCATTGATTCCTGTTGCATCTCTAATCATACCTAAGTAATGATTATAAAGGGTGACAAGCTCGTTGATGTTTCGAATGGTATTGTTTATCTCTCGAATTGGAGGATTTTGAAATCCGCCCTCTGGGTTCTTTGAGCGGTAATACATAACTCCAGTCTGCTCGTAGATATCTTGAATGTCAAGTGGAGACAACTCTCCACCGTTGCCCAAGGATACATTAGAAAGACCCTCAATGTCAATCATAATTCCGTCAGGCTTTGCTTTAGCAATTGCCTGCTGAATCTTCAGGTGCGTAATCTGTAATTGGTCAGCGAATCCAACGATACTGCTAACCATAGATTTAGGCATCATACGTCGGAAATTCGTGTAGACGATAGAGTATGATAGTGTTGTTCGTGATATATCGTGGATATTTCTTGGTTGATTATTCTTCTTAGAATACGAAACCAATGCGTCCGCTCCGGGGATATAAATACCTCCATACACGCACATAATATCCATATAGAATGGGTTACGGTCAAATACCGACTGGGTCGGCATCTTATATTCTTCTCCCTTATAATAAAAGCCTATATTGCCGTACTTAGACTGCTTCTCTTCGTAAATCTGTTGGTCGAGACCAATGAATTCAAAGTCAAGAACAGTTACTCGGAAGTCATCATACCCGTATGAGTTTCGCCCAGAAGTTGGGTCATACCACATAGAGTTCAGCTTGCTGGAGTCATTCCCAAATTTACTTTGGTTTGATACAGCAACTTTCTTCCACTCTTCTTCCGTTAGGTTTTTTGCAATTCGCTTTAGGTCAATGATTGACATTTGACGAATTTCACCAGCGTAAACAAGGTCACGCATAGTTGGGTCCTCAGAGTATGAATGAACAATACCAGATGGGTCAACATATCGCTCTACGATTCCGTGATTTGGGTCGTTTTCCCGCTTAACAGCCGCCACCCCGCACACGACAAGGTCCTCAACCGCACGGCGGAAAACAGAGTCGTTAAAGGAGTTCCACTCCAGGGTTAAGTTTGTTGAAATCTGTGCCGCAATCTCTGCTGCTATCTTTATGTTTGTGTCTAAGAAGATTTCCGCTTCATCGGTGGAGTCTGGCAAGCTGTCAATGTCATCCATAAGCTGAACGCCCATTTGGCGCATCTCCTTTAGGAATTGCTTATTTTCAATTGCAGCCTTGATTCGAGCCTTGCGCTCTTCTTTTTCTGTGCGGGAAATGGTGTCGATAGCGTCAACATTTGGATATGGCTTTCGGGCCAAAATCTTGTTAACTACAATCTTAACGAACTTGGGTACGATTGGAACTGGAGACCAGTCAATGTTCAAAAGTGTTCCATCGTTATTTGTTGGGTCTAGACTGCTGAGAATCTGTTTGTAGATTCGAGTGTCTTGAGTTCCTTGCGCGTAGTCGCGGTTTCGCTCGAATTCACGCTGGCGCTTTTGGAAAAGACCTTGCGTGTTGTCAACCCCTCCCCACTGCCCTAGGATAGCCTTGGCGTATTTTTTGCCATAATCGCTTCCGGCCTTTACTAAGGCTGGGGCTGTTGGGTCTGGGAATGACCCTATGTTTTTTTCTGTTGACATATCTTTGTTTCTAAAGCATTTCGCGGAAGAACTCAAATGCAAAGATACGTAAATATACGTTCAATTACATAGAATCCCTAGTCCAGTATTTATGCCGCCTAAAAAATTCTTTTCCTTCGAAGTTGGACAACTTCGGCTTATCTGTTTTTACCTGTGCGGCAAGAAGGGCAAGACCGCTTGAAATTGACAGGTCATATTTGGTACGATTGTTAATCTTAAATGAAATCCAATCTTCTAGCGTTCTGTTTAAATACATATTTCCATAGGAGCCATCTTCTCGCTCCCCAACATATTTGTGTATGTAGGCCTCTATTGACTGGGCGTGAGCCTGAAGTATCTCTTGAGAGTTTGACGGTATACCCTTTGTCTTTGAGGATGATGCGGAGCCGCCAAGATGTTTTGGTCTATCTAGCAAATAGTCTATATACCCCCTTTGCTCGAAGTACCTCGCTATGCCGTACTTGTTGTTCTCTATTAGAATTGGATAGCCAAAGAACACAGCAGCCATAAGGACGTCTTCATAGAATATAGATGCAAGCGGGGGCCTCTCCGCGTACTCTGCTACAAACATATTAGATACGTCGTTCATATTGAACTTGTTGTAAAAGTGACAGGCTCCCTTTGAGCCTCGCCCATCAACCGTGGAGTCAAGGTCATATGAGTCACATCCTCCAACTCCCATTTCGGCGTTACCGGGGGACCAATGTCCACTTCGGCCTTTTGCTCTACTGTTTCTCTTGTCCTGACTTTGCATCCAAGACAAATACCACCTTCCTTCGGCGCTAGGCTCCCACAGAACCTCTGTGTCCTTTACCCCGGCGGCCCAGTGGAAATTACCACGAACAACTGGAGACGGATACATCATATCGTTATAATTGACCTGCTCGTATATTTTTCCTAGGTCAAACAGGCTACCCTCAACAGAATCCCTAAAGGCCTCATCTGAAGAAAACGGAAACTGACGAATAACTTCGTTAAGTTCGTTTTTATCGCTTTTTAGTCCGTTGCGCTCATTTTCTAGGTATTGTCTAGCTCCTATATTCACATACTCGCCATCGTTGTTTAGCACAGCCTCTTCTGGGGTGTCTACGATTGGATTCCCGTACTTGTCAAAGAACCCCTCAAGCGCCTCGTATGCTGGAACAAACATACGGTACAACATAGAGCGCGTCCTTCCGTTTGAGTTTCTCTCGGATGGATTGCTGTCCATCCACAGGTCTTTGAACTGCTGGCCGCCCTTATCCATAGGATTAACGGTGGAGCCAACCAGGGCCGTTCCAACAACCTTTCTACCAACGATAAGGCAGGTTCTGTTGATTCTCCACGCCTCTCGTATGTCCGTTGGCTTTTCCCATTTTCCGGCTTCATCAAGAAACAGCATATACATACGCTCTCCGTCATAGGCGTTGTTCACCGTGTTCCTCCAGTTGATAACCGAGTTCAGCGCCTCTCCCTGTTGGGCGGCCTTATTGCTTTTAGTAATTCTTTGCGAAGGCTCACGAAAGGCCAACTCCATACGCGGGTTTGTTGTTCCATCTTGAATTGGTTTGAAAAAGAACGGGTATGATTTGTACATACGCACAACCTTCTTCATAAATACGTTCTCTTGAGCGTCAGAGCCGGTCTTTGACATAATCCCCAACACCTTGTCTTTTGCTACGGTACCCTCGCTTAGAATCATCGAGGAGGCCATATTGGTGTATCCAGAGCGTCGACACTTAACAAACAACTGCCCAACGCATCTCGGGTCAACCTTACACGCCTCAGCGTGTATGAACAGTTTTCGCTGAAAGTCTAGATAGTTGCCATAAAAAGAGCCATCAATCTTGCTCCACTGCAGCATCATATAATGGTTACCCGTAATGTATGTTGGAACACCGTTATTGTAGAACCACAGCCCCTCTTTTCTCCTTCGGAACTCTTCTTTAATATACGGGAGGAATTTGGACTGAACCTCTTTTGGCTGCTCCATCCACGCATCCATAGTTTTTGTTTTATCAATGGAGTCCGGAACAACGTTCCTGCTCCACATCTGATTCTCTTTGGGGAGGTTGTGGTACAGTATATCCTTGTCGTCTGGCTGGGCCGGCAGCTGAATATATAGGCCGTCAATCTCCACAATCTTTCCAGACGTGTTGTTTGGGCAGATGTTTACAATCTCGCTGTCGAATCCCTTAATACTGATTAAACCAGACATTTTTTTTGTAACTTTACATTAAATTAACATTGGAGCATATGAAAAAATTACTAATCGCACTCTTTATCTTGTCTATCTTGTCCTCTTGTTCTTCCAGCTATGAATTGTCCTACACACACCCATCTTGTTCTGTGGTTGATTGTAGCAATTCATCCATTCATAGCCATATTATTTACTAAACTGCTCGGCAAAGCCGGCGGAGAAATCTTTTATATCTTCCATATCCCCGCCATCTCTAATTTCGCTGAGCATATTTTCTACTTCCATACGCATACGGAACATATCCCGACAATCCTGGGCGGTCTGCTTAATTGATTGCAGTTCCGCTTTTCGTGCGGAGCCAGAGATGTCTGGGTCGACAGGTTTTTGAATCTCCTGCACCATAGTGCGAATAGCAGTCTCCATAGCCTCTAGGAAGTCCTGCATCTCGTTTGCCGTGTTGAACTGTCGCTTCCTACCCATTTTTCTTATATAAAATGTCGTTTGGCTTCATACGAAAAACCTCATCTCCGTTTGGTAGCTTGATTCGGTAGTCTGAATTCTTTGAATATCCGACCAAATCACCCTTTTTGAGTTCGAGTTCATCAGTTCCGGTGCCCTCGCAGTATACTTCTGCCTCTTGGTTGTCTTCTTTTGTCTTGTATCCAAGAAAAAGTCCAGATTTTGAGGCCTGTTCCTCTTGTTTTTGGCTCACGGCGCGCAGGAAGACCCAGTCTCCAAGCATCTTAACCTCTCCGGAGGGGGAAATGGCCGCATAGGCCTGCCCCTGGTAGTTTTTTGGGTCATATGACACCTTCACCACGTCGCCATCCACCCTATACTTATCCTTTTCTTGGTTGATATGGTGGTGGAAAATAAGCAAATCGCCGATTTCGGCGTCGGTTCCAAATTTCTGAGGTGTAGCAACTATTTCTGCATACGAAATTCGGCCTTCAAAGTCGTCGAAGCGCATATCCTTGGCGAGCGTTAGCGAGCCAACTTTAAATTCTTCCTCGAATGGCTTCTCCAACTTTACAAAAAAGTCGTATAAAGGTCGCATACTAGAAGTTTATGTCAAACTCAATCATTGTAGGCGCGCCAGATACCTGCTTCCAAAGCACAATATTGCCTTTTTGGTCTTTGTGTATATAAGGTAGCGCTC